TATTCTTTCAATATCATACTCAACACTTAAACATTTTTGAGTCTTTTCATCTAATGATTTATATATTTTATAAGCTAATTTATTATATTTCATACATCCTCATTATTCCAAAACATTAATAGTAAAGTAATAAATCCAAATATTAGTGCAATTATTAAAACATTAAATAAAAAAGTCATCTTCTATTACCTCTAATTATTTTTGCATGTTTTCTCCAAGCCCAAGCACTAAGAGTACCTGACCAACCCATCAACCATATATAAAATTTGAGCATCATTTGTTTTTGTTTATAACATAATAAATTATTAAGGAACCAATAAAAAAACATATCATACCATATACAAACATACCTAAACCAAAAGTGGCACTCATTCTCTTCCCTCTTCAATTAAAACTTTTTTAATAGCTAAACCTAATATTCTTGCACATTGTGGGACGATTGCATTACCTAAACTTTTTATTCTGTTTGATCTATCTTTGTCCAATTCTCTGGAAATCCCATTAGGAACTCCACAAAGGTTGGATTGAGTTTGCCACCAGGTGTATTGTTTTTCAGTACTTGTCTCGGAAGTATTGTTGCTTGATCTCTGGCTTCCTTCCAAGTCGGTTGATATGCTGCGTCTTTGTAATCTCTCTGTCTCGGTGTCGGCCATAGTTTGTTCACTACATCGTTCAACTTTGCTCCGAACTTGGTTCCAGTCCCAACCCTCGTTACACTCCAACCTGATGAATTCCTTTTCACTGTCTCTGGTGGAGCTACTACATCCATCTGACAACTCGCTGATGGTGTTGGATACATTTCTTTCTGTTCTTTTTGAACTGCGTGTCGAAGTGCAAATTGTAGATTCACTCCGTTCTCTTCTTTTTTCTTTTTGGCTCTCTTCTCCCAAGCTTCCAATGTCTCCGATTGATTTGCTAAATGATCTGCTGCTTGTGGTGTTGGATACATCTTTTTTTTCGCTATCTCGTCTGCCACTACTCTCATCGATAAATCCATTCCTCTCGTTTTGCCTATTGATGGTGGTACTGTGTTCCTTGAATGATCTTGTGATGTTGGTGTTGGATACATCTTCATTGTTTCTGGATCCATTTGTTCCCTTAGATTCGATGGTTTGGTTCTGCCCTTTCTGTGTCCCTCCATTAATTTTTTTGTCCCTGCTTCGCTTCTCGGAGGCAAGTAATCCATTGTGTTTGGAGTGGCCAATAATCCAGACTCTGTTCCTTTGATGCCAAGCACCGATGCCTGAAGCTGGAATAAGGAAACATTGGACTTCGAAACCTTCACCTTCCAATTGGTCTTGCACCTGTCGGAGTACCAAGCCGTCTTGGAGGTTAATAAGGCCTTGCACATTCTCCCCAATAACGAACTCTGGTTTAATTTTTTTAATGAGTCTAAACATTTCTGGCCAGAGATATCTGTTGTCATCTGTTCCTTTTTGTTTTCCTGCAACACTAAATGGTTGGCATGGGAATCCTCCAGTAATGACATCTGCTTCGAATTCTTCTCCTTTGACATCTCTTATATCTCCTTCTATTGGTACATCAGGAAAATTTTTTTGTAAAACTTTCTGACAAAATTTATCAAACTCTATAAACTTTACTGTATCAAATATACCAGTGGAGTGAAGACCTAAACTAAAGCCTCCAATACCACTGAATAAATCTAATACCTTAAGTTTATTGTTCAACTTGATCTCTCATTTTTAGAAATTTAAGTTTTGCTATTTTAAGCATCCTATCAAATAAAGATTCTGCTTTGATAGTATGTATTTTATTTCTTAACTCTCCATTAACATACAAGATTACATTATTACTTTTATGATCAAGTTCGATTGTAAAAAACTCTTTAGCTTTTATTTCTTTTGGATCCGACATTTGCATCTCCATTTATAAGTTTTGTACGAAAAGTTGCATTAGGTATTCTGTGTTTCCTAGCTTGATGATCAATATAATCACTTAATATTTTTGATATCATTGCACCAGGAGCTCTAAATTTTTCTTTACATAACCCCTTTAACAAATCGTAATCTGTTTTTTTAATTGCGACTGACTTCCATTTATCTATATCCATTATATTAATTCCCTTCCTTGAGCTGATGCTTCATCTATTATACCGAGTAAATCTTTTAGTTTTTTATTTTCTTCTTTTAATTTTTTTATGTTTTCTTGAAGTTGGTCTAAATTGTTCATAAGACTTTTAACTGCTTCTTCAAGTTTTCCTAAAGAATCTAGATCACCTTCTGGTTGTTGACCGATTGGTAGTATATTATTATTTGACATTTAAGTCCTCCTTGTTTGGTTGATTGTTTCTTTCGTATAGTTCGTCTTCTACTAGAAGAGTAGCAATAGTTCTATTTATAGGATAATGTTTTCTAAAACTATTATCTTCATAAAAAGAAATATTTGCCACACCATCAATAAGCATATCTAAATGTAATGAATCCTCTATTGGAGTACCATCAAAATCATGTGTTGGTATTGCTGCTAATTGTTCATCTAAGTTAGTTATGATATTCTCTAGTAAATTGCTTTTGCTTTTTAGTTTCATGTAGTCTTAAATATATGGGATAAAAACCAAAGTCAATTAAAAAATTGTAATTAAAATAAAAAAGCGTATAAAATTATATGACCATATTGAAATTTGTAATGTTAACTAGTTTTTGTTTTATTTCACCAAATAATGGTGAAAAATGTGGCCAAACACTACATGATAACATCCCAGGTGCTTCACAATGCAAATATTTAGCAAATTACTATGGAAGTACCCTTAAAGATGAATTCATTAAAAATAAGGCCTCTATGACCTCTTATAGGGCACAATGTCTAGCTATTACCCAACAAGGCTTAGATATTGACCAGACCTTTGAAATATCTTATAATATCTTATGACGGCTTATCGTATCAGAGCTAGTATGGGAGGACAGTCTATTGATCATGTAGTCAATGCTGCCACTAGTAAAGAAGCGATACTTAAGTTGTCGGAATTAGTGGGTGATGGTTNAGTTGAAGTAGCCAATGATGGTTTTACTGGCAACACTGTACCCCACATAACTTATGAGGAACTTAAAAATGAGTCCGAAGAAGATAGAACTGTTGAGAAAACTTCAACATCTAGAGCATAAGTGGTCAGCAGAATTAATGACCCACGGTGGATGTAATACTGATATGCTTCAGATTGAATTCGATATTAAGTCTACAAGAAATAGTCTTAAGTATCAGGATGTACAAGAAAATTTAGCTAAAGCCAGTTAATTTTTCTTAAGTTTTAAAAAAGGAAACTTTTTACTTAGGGCATCTGTCGGCTTTTTAAACTCATAATGGTTTATAATTTTAAATAACTTTTCTCTCTTAGCTACTGCGTAAGGCAAAAATAATTTAGCTAAGTGTAAAGCTTTTTGATGTGAGCATCTCCATCTCCACTGATCTTTTTTACCTAATGAACCTTTACCTATTCCTTTGAAATGAATAGAACCAACTTTAACAATATCATAAAAGTTTTTTATACAATCTAAATCAGTCATTGCAATTTCCATTGCTACATTCCATTTTAAATAAATTTTATTTGATTTTATTTTTTTACATTTATATTGTGCGTAATTTATATTACCTTCACCATCAAATAATCCTGCAGCATAAGCAATCATATCCTGGTTATTGTGTGGAATGTTTTTATTATTTAGCATCTCCCCAACTTTCTCCAAGTCCATAGTCAACTACACTTGGTACTTTAAATTCAATTGTGTTTTGCATTAAAGCTTGTATCTCTTTTGCATGTGCTTCATCCTTAATATTAAAACAAAGTTCATCATGTATTTGTAACATTGGTAGATGACCAGCATTATAACAATCTAACATTGATTGTTTTGTTTGATCAGCTGAAGATCCTTGAATTAATCTGTTTAATGCTTTGTAGGTATATGCTCTTTTAATATTATCTTTACCATACTTGGCTACTGCATCTTCATATTTTTCTGCCTGATGTAACCCAAAGTCTCTTGTTTCCCACATATCAAATCTACATTTTCTACCTTTTTTAGTTCTAATAACTCCTTTTTCATCTGCTGCATATTTACATCTATCTGAAAGTTTTTTAACAAATGGTACTTTTTTATTATATTTAATAATTAATTCATTGGCTTCATCTTTACTAACACCAAGAGAATTTGCTAATTTGTTTTTACCCATTCCATACATTAAGCCTAAGCCAATTGTTTTTGCTTGAGTTCTATCTATACCAACTAGATCTGCAACTGTTTGATGAAAGTCTGCACTAGCATTTTGATAAGCTTCTACCAATTCATTTGATCCTTCATAACCATCTCCAATAGAAGCTGCATAATGTACAGTCATTCTAGGTTCTTGTTGAGAATAATCAAAACTTCCCCATTTATGCCCTTCTTCTGGGATAAAGAGACTTCTTATCTTGGGACCGAAATCTTTATTTCTAGATGGTACTTGTTGTAAATTTGGATTACTCATTGAAAGCCTACCAGAAACAGTCCCTCCATTATCTCCTCTTAACTGATTTATCTCTCCATGTATTCTCCCATTAACTTGGTATTTCATAATAGAGGATAAAAAAGTTCCATGAAATTTGTTCACTTCTCTTGCACTTACAATTAGTTGTGCTATTTTGTTTTTATTATTAATCAACCAATTTTGTGTAAAGGAAGGTTCTTTTGTTTTTTCGGTTCTTGGATATTCTAACTTCAATTTGTCAAAAGCTTTGGCAATCTGGCGGGGTGCCCAAATATCTATTTCTATTCCTGTTTCTTTCTGTATATCCAATAGTATTTCTTTTTCTTGGAGCTTCATTTCTTTTTGTAATTCTGCAGCTTTTTCCACTCGGACTCTCACTCCTCGTTGACGCATCTTTATTAATATCGGAAGCAGTTGCTGCTCCATTTCCCATACAGTAGTTAAACTCTGCTGCACTATTTCGTGCTTGAATCTTTGCCATAACTTTAATGTAAGCTCTGCATCTTGTTCTGCATAATAACCAACATGCTCAGCTGGTAACTTCCACATCTCTGCCTTTGGATCTATACCATGTGCTGCTGCAGCTTCTCTTAGTTCTGTCTCTGCTTTTATTTCATTAAGATAATCTACAGATAATGCATTCAAAGAATATGAAAATCTATTCTCATTTATTAGTGCGGCTGCAATCATTGTATCAACTATAGGTCCGTTGACCGTGATTCCAGATGCTGCTAACCAACCTACATCATATTGAGCATTATGAAATATTTTAGTATTAGGTAAAGCACATACATCTTTCATATATTTCTTTACTTGTTCAGGAATCATGTTGCCACCACCTAGATGACCAAATGGAAAATAACCTTTCCATCCTTCAACGGCTACTGCAAACCCTACAATTTCACCTTTACCTAAAGCCCAACCAGCTCCAAGTCTTTGATTAATACCATCGTCCCTAGTCTCTAAGTCAATAGCGATTTCTTTGTAACCAGATAAATCTTTATATTCATTAGGTGTGTTCCACATTGATTTTTTAAAAGTAAGTGTTAACTGTAATCCGTTACTCATTGGCTATTTCCTTTTAACAGTGTTCTAACTACTGTTGTTGCTGGGTTTAGATCCAAGTCTTTTATGCACCCCATCAATAAACTGCTTGACAGCACAAGAACCACAATAGTAAATTTTGTTTTCGATAATAACTGCATCTTTATCACACTTTGAACATTTAATTTTTTTGTTTGCTTTCATCCTTACGATCTTTGAGATGTTTAATTTCTAGATCACAATAATGTTTGATCTTTTCTAAATCTTCTAATGGTTTACCTTTTGCTAAGTATCTACATACATATTTTATGATATTAGCTTGAAGTGGATTTAAATTATTTTTTCTTATAAATGTCCAGGGTTGAATCACAAACTGCTTATAATGGGATCCTCCAATTTGTTTATCATTAGGAAAACTTTCATCAAACATATTTTTACTTGGCATTTTTCTCCTGTATATAAATTAAATAGTCTTGTCCAATCGGATAGTTAAACTTATAGTCAGATCTTAGTAAATGTAAAGTTTTTCTTGCTCTAGTTGCACCAGTATACCAAACCTTTCTTTCATCACTTTTTTCTTTTTTATTTTTATGTTTGTAATCAGATGGGTAATTACCCTTACCATAAAGCACAACATGATTAGCTTCTCCACCTTTGACACTATGAATTGTATCAATTGTTATTAACGGATCTTTATCTAATTCTTTCTGTCCATATCTCCTAAGTAATCTTATAAAGTGTCTTACTTGTCTTGGTTTAAAATTTCTTCTTAATATCCAATACCAAGGTTTATTTTTTTGATCATCTTCTAAAGTTAATCCACACCACTCTTTTAATGTTTGAAAATTATATTCTCTAAAGTCTGGTTCTTCTCTCCAAAATTTATCTAATCTATAAGCAGGATCTTCTAGTTCTCTAATGTATTTATACATATTTCTAGCAGCCTTCTTATCAATACTTTTATCTTTTGTAATTGAAGTCCAAGCTTTAATTGCTTCCCACTGTTTCTGATCAAAACATTTTGTGCCCTTATTATCTTTGTAATAAAGACCCGCATCTTTGGCTAACATTCTAAGTTCATTTACAGTTTCATTGATACGTCCTAATATGTACCAATCTTCATTAAATGTTTCAAAAGGTATTTCTTTAAATGATAAGTAAGCTTTAACAAATCCTTTACTTCCTCCCGGTAGGTATTCTTTTTCTTCACTATCACTAATACCTCTTCTAATTACTTGTGAGAATCTATGTATGGCTTCACCGAATCTCTGAGTTCTCCTTAACTTTACTTTACGACCAGGAAAGAATTGAGTAAAATATTTTGGGTCAGCTCCATTCCATTTATATATGGCTTGATCATCATCTCCTGCTAAATATATTCTATCTACTTTAGATGCCATCTTATAAATGACAGACCATTGAAGAGGTGT